ATGATGACGATTAAGTTTGTATACAAAGAGGCAGAAGAGCGAATTCACGAAGCAACAGAGGTCCGGCTGTCGAAGAGCGGCGACCTACACGTCACGCGCCCAGATAAGACAACCGACGTAGTTGAGTTGAGCCTTGGCACCACTGTTTATGTGGCTAACGATGCAGGGAAGACGGTATCTCGATACTTTGGGCTAAAGAAGGTTGAGCCGGAAACCGGCATTCAATTGCAATGCGCATAACTTATAAAACTCTGCCAAGCGTCACAGTAATGGCGCTTCACAAAGATTTATAGCGATAAAAGGAATAGCAAATGGCCCAACCAGCAGATTGGGAGGCCATCGAATCGGCGTACCGAGCTGGCTTGATGTCACTGCGTGAAATAGCCTCACAACACAACATCAGTGAAGGTGCTATACGCAAGCGAGCAAAGCGTGATGATTGGTCTCGTGACCTATCTGCAAAGATAAAAGAACGCGCTGAGGATTTGGTACGCAAAGAAGAGGTACGCAAGCAGGTACGCACTGAAACAACGCTAACCGAACGCGTACTCATTGAGGCTAGCGCAGAGGTAATTGCCAGCGTCCGCATGGAGCATCGCGGTGATATTCGTCGGGCCAGAGAAATCACCAACGCTCTGTTTGATGAGCTTGGAGCCGAGTGCGCTGATATTGATGCACTCCGCAAGTTAGGCGAACTGATGCTTCAGCCTGATGAGAATGGACGCGACCGGCTGAATGAAGTGTATCAGTCAATAATTGCACTACCTGAGCGAGTGAAAGCAGTTAAAGCACTCAGCGACGCCATGAAGAACCTTATTGGCCTTGAGCGTCAAGCTTACAATCTTGACGAAGTAGCAAAAGATCCTGATGACCCGATCAAGAAAGACCTCAACACGACGGACATTGCGCGCCGTCTTGCATTTATCTTAACGCAATCAACGCGGGAGCAACAAAATGCCTGATATTTTAGTTTCGCTACATGGTAACCGGCTGGGCATAACTGCTCCGGACGCCACTGGTAAATGTTCTTTAGTTCTGGATGGGGTTGTTATTGCAGGCGTGGCGTTTACCATTCCCGCACCAACGGCATCGGTTCGTGGCGGCGTGTTGCAACAAGCAACAATTACAGCGCTAACTGATTCATCTGGCGGCACATCTGGCGGGAATACCGTCCCTGTGATACCTGCTGCCACAGCAGCAACTACCGATGCCACAGCCGCGTCATTAACATCTACCAACACTGCATTGACGGCAATTCGAAATGATGTGGCAACCCTTGCCGCTCGACTGAATGTTCTACTCGCCTCCGATAAATCAGCGGGGATCGTAGCTTAACTCCTCCCGAGGTACCCATGTCTGCAATCTCATTCGACGATGTACTTAATCGCCTTACCGGTCTATCGCCAGAATCTCTGGAGCAGGTAGCTAAAGAGGTAATGAGCGCGACGGGTGATCAGATATGGATACCTAACCCCGGCCCTCAGACTGATGCATATTACTGTGAGGCCGACGAGTTGTTTTACGGCGGGCAGGCGGGCGGTGGGAAGTCAGCTCTGGTTAATGGGCTGGCTGTTACCCAGCACGAGCGGACGTTAATACTTCGACGCATACGTGAGGATGCCAAAAAATTGGCTGAAGCTGAGTTAATTGGCAAGCTATTTGATGGCAGTCGCGATGGGTGGAATGGTTCAGACCTTATATGGCGCAAAGATAGGCAACTAGTTCAGTTTGGTGGCTGTGAGCTTGAAACTGATAAGCAGCGCTACAAGGGTGACCCGCATGACCTAATTTGCTTTGATGAAATTACCGACTTTCTAGAAACTCAATATGAGTTCATCACCATTTGGAATCGGTCAACAACAAAGGGACAGCGGTGCAGAGTTGTTTGTACTGGCAACCCACCAACCTCTGCCTCTGGGCTATGGGTGATTAAGCGCTGGGGTGCATGGCTTGACCCTTCTCACCCTAACCCCGCTAAGGCGGGAGAGTTGCGCTGGTATATTCGCAATGAAGTTGACGAAGAGGTCGAAGTTGATGGAAGAGGCCCGCACGGTAATGCGCCGGATGGGTCTCCGGTATTTGCAAAATCACGAACATTCATCCCTGCAAAGCTTAGTGATAATCCTGACTTAGCGGCTGATGGTGAATATTCAAGAATACTCAACTCATTACCAAAAGAACTCCGCGACGCATATCGTGATGGTCACTTTGCGGCATCACTGCAAGACGAAGCATTCCAGTGCATCCCTACAGCATGGGTTAAGGCCGCAATGTCACGTTGGAAGCCTCAGCCACCAGTAGGTGTGGATATGAGCGCTATAGGTGTAGACGTTGCACAAGGCGGTCTTGATAACACCGTATTGGCCCCTCGTTATGGTTCATGGTTCGATAAGACGCAATCAGTACCAGGTAAGGAGACGCCAACTGGGTCTGACGTTGCTGGTCTCGTAATCTCTAAGCGCCGAAACAATGCCAAAGTCATTATCGATATCGGCGGCGGTTGGGGGGGCGATGCCTACGCACACTTGCGTGAGAACGATGTCGATGCAGCTTCCTACATGGGGATCAAAGCTTCGCACAAGCGAACTTCTGACAAGCTCCTATCATTCGCAAATATTCGAACTCAGGCCTATTGGCAATTCAGGGAGGCATTAAACCCTGACCAGCCAGGGGGCTCTGATATTGCTTTGCCTGACGACCCAAAACTACTCTCGGATCTAACCGCGCCCACGTATGAAGTTAAACGTGGATCTGGCGGTGGTGTTATTCATCTCGAAGCAAAAGATAAGTTAGTTAATAGGCTTGGGCGATCGCCGGATGATGGTGATGCGGTTGTCATGGCTTGGTCTGACGGAGAGAAGCAAGAAAACGTTAGGGGCGGCTACAAATCAAGAATTGGCGCGGCGCCAAAGGTAAATTTAGGTCACACATCTACTAAGAGGAAACGTTAATGGGCGGTATTGGGAAGTTTTTCTCCAGCGCACTCAGTTCGATTTTAAAACCTGTTGGCGACATCCTTGGTGGTGGTAGCGCAGCAGAGACAACAATCATACAGCCAGCGGCAGAGGAAACAATGCCAACTGAAGATACCGAAGCGGTTACGCGCGCTCGCCGACGCAAGACGGCAGAACAGCAACAGAGAAGTGGGCGCACCAGTACAATTTTAAGTGGCGGCAGTGATAAGTTAGGTGGATAAATGGAAGCACGCGCTCAGCAATTAATTAAACAGGGTGATCACCTGTTCGGCAAAAAGTCACCGATTCTCAATTTGTGGCAAGAAATAGCAGAACAGTTCTACCCAGAGCGCGCTGACTTCACCGTTCGCCGTTCGCTCGGTACTGAGTTTGCAGATCACTTAATGACATCCTACCCCGTTATGGCTCGCCGTGACTTGGGTAATTCATTCTCCTCCATGCTTCGCCGCGACAAGTGGTTTAATATAAACACTGGTGACGACGATTCAAATGACCATTCGGCAAAGGTATGGCTTGAATGGTCAAGAGACGTGCAGTTCAAAGCAATGTACGACCGACGCACTCAATTTGTGCGGGCAACTAAAGAAGCTGATCATGATTATGCAGCTTTTGGGCAGTGTGTTATCAGCGTTGAATTAAACAAGAATGCTGACGGGCTGCTTTATCGGTGTTGGCATCTGCGAGATTTGGCTTGGGCTGAAAACTCAGAAGGCATTATCGATACGATCCATCGCAAGTGGAAACCAACAGCCAGAGACCTCAAGGCCACATTCAGGGATAAGGTTCACGCGAAAGTAGAATCATCACTTGAGAAAGAGCCTTACCGGGAATTCGAGTGCCGTCACATTGTCGTGCCATCTGAAGAGTACGGCGACAAAAACGCAGCTCCCTATGTCTCCGTTTACATTGACGTAGAGAATCAGCATGTCATGGAAGAGGTGCCAATCTTCCATCGGATGTATGTTATACCGCGCTGGCAGACTGTTGCTGGCTCTCAATATGCCTACTCCCCGGCGACCATAGTTGCATTGCCTGATGCACGGCTAATTCAGTCAATCAGCCGTGTATTGCTTGAGGCCGGAGAGAAAGCAGTTGATCCGCCGATGGTAGCGAATCGCGAAGTATTCCGTGATGACTTCAACTTAATGGCTGGCGGCATCACTTGGGCTGATATTGAGATGGATACCGATATTCGCAATGTTATTGCGGAGTTTGGTAAGAATACTTCATTACCAGCAGGCATAAACATTCGCGATGACGTGCGTGAGATGATTTCTCAAGCTTTCTATCTGGATAAGCTGACGCTGCCATCTGTTCGCGAGATGACGGCGTATGAAGTCAGTCAGCGCGTGCAAGAGTACATCCGGCAAGCTCTACCAATCTTTGCTCCAATCGAATACGAATACAGTGGCGACCTGTGCGAGATGTCATTCGACATCCTCATGCGCGCTGGCACATTCGGTTCACCAATGGATATCCCTGAATCACTCCGTGGGCAAGAGGTTAAATTTACCTTCCAGAGCCCACTGCAAGATGCCATCGGCAAAGAGAAGCAAGGACTGTTCCAAAATTCAGCCCAAATGCTTGGAGTTGCTGCTCAACTTGATAATACCGCGGCCGCTGACTTTGATGTACGAACTGCGTTTCGTGATGCAATGGATGGTTTTGGTGTACCAGCTAAATGGATGCGCAGCGAAGATGACGCTAACCAACTAATTCAACAACAGGCTCAGCAGCAACAAGCACAAGCAGCCGTTGAGGATGTTCAACAAGGCGCTAGCGTGATGCAAAACGTTGCAGCAGCGGCGCAGGCAGCGGAGGCTATTGGATGACAATCCCACCGCCATATGAGCCTTATCCATGGGCTGATAACCTACCATTTGTTTATGCGCTTAAAGCGCTCCACGAGGGGTCTGCAACGGATGCTCAGCAGAAGCTAATTACTAAGGAGTTGATGACGTTAACTGGTTATTACGACCTAAGTTATCGACCAAATAGTGATAGAGACACAGCATTTGCGGAGGGTAAGCGGCACATTGGCGCATCCATCGTGAAGATAATCAACTTACCCGCTGCCGTGATTGAACAATCAAAGCAGAGAAAAAACAAAAAATAACCCGCTTCGGCGGGTTTTTTATTGAGGCTTATACATGAATCTCTTTATGAATTTATTCCCACATCGCGGCTACTGTAATGAATTAAACACGGAAGGCGGTGACGGCGGCGGTGTTCCTGAAGTGACTACCGATGCTACAGCACCCGTTACCACCACTGAAGATACACCCCAGCCGAGCACGTTAAACACTCCAGATAAAGCACCTGTGGCACCAGTTGCGGAATTCCCTGAAGATTGGCGCGAGAAGTTGGCAGGCGATGATCAGAAGTATCGAAAACAGTTAGAACGCTATGCGTCACCTCAAGCTTTAGCAAAGGCCCACAAAGAACTACAGAGCAAAGTTAGTTCTGGTGAGCTGCTGAAGGCGGCGAAGTTGCCAGAAAACCCAACGGCAGAAGAGTTATCAGCCTGGCGCAAGGACAACAACGTTCCAGAAAAGGCGACCGATTACCTAAGTGGTATGCCATCGGGAGTAATCATTGGCGATGAAGATAAAGAGCGAGTGAACTCTTTCATCGAAACCATGCACGGTAAAAATGTTTCCAAAGATGTTGTTCAGGCTGCCATCGAGTGGAATCAGAACAAGATTGAAGCAGAGCGACAAGAGATTTATGACCGCAACGCTGACCTGCAAGAGCAGACAGAAGAGGCTCTACGTGCTGAATGGGGGCCAGAGTTTAAGAGGAATATCAATCTGGTGAATGGTGTTATTGCCACATTGCCCGAATCTGCTCGCGGCGTGTTCGCTGGAGCAAAGGCGCTTGATGGTACAGCGCTGTTTAATAACCCAGACATTATGCGCTGGATGGTTGACATGGCCCGCAAGGTTAATCCAGTTGGAACCGTAGTGCCCGGAGCAACAAACATCAGCGCAGTAGATTCAGAAATTGAGCAGATTGAAAAGTTAATGAAAGACAACCGATCTGCCTACAACAAAGATACAAAAATGCAGGAGCGTTATATGCAGCTCCTAGAAGCAAAAGAACGCTTCAATTCCTAAATACCCAATCTTTTACACCAACGCGTAAAACGGCCCCATTCCCCAGTCAATCGGCCCCCATTCACTTGGGACACCCCACTATTGCCTGAAGAAAGGACACCCCGTCGGAGCGACATATAACCCGATGAGGAAATTAAAATGGCGAATACCGCTTTCCAAACAATGTACCGCAATGAATTTATTGCTGGTTTTGAACAGAGCCAATCATTGGTTCGACAAACCGTTACAACTGAAGGTGTCGTTAAGGGCAATCAAATTGTGTTCTTAGTGGCTGATTCCGGCGGCGCAGAGGCTGTTACTCGCGGTGTCAACGGGATGATCCCAGCTCGTGGTGACAGCTTGAACCAGCCTATCGCAACCCTGGTTGAGTGGCATGACTTGGTTCGCAAGACAAACTACAACGTCTTTGCAAGTCAGGGCGACCAGCGCGCAATTATGCAAGGTACCACCATGGCGGTGCTTAACCGAAAAATTGACCAAGACATCATTGGTGAATTAACGGCGGCTACGCAAACCACCGGTGCAACTGCTGTGATGTCGCTGTCTTTAGCTATGAAAGCCAAAGTTATTCTTGGCAATAACGAGGTGCCGGCCGACAACCAATTGTTTGCACTAATCACCCCGGCTGCTGAGGCGTATCTGATGCAGACCAAAGAGTTTGGGTCTGTTGATTACGTGAATAACAAGCCGTTCACTGTATCTGATAGCTCCTTGAAGTCATTTACTTGGGCTGGCGTTAACTGGATCGTCCATCCAAACCTGCCGGGCAAAGGCACTAACGCCGAAACCTGCTTCCTTTACCACCGCAATGCAATTGGGCATGGCATGGACATCAAAGGTCTGCAAACTCCGGTCGGTTACGACGAAGAGCAAGATTATTCATGGGCACGCGCCACGGCGTACATGGGCGGCAAACTTTTGCAAAACAAAGGTGTTGTCAAAATCATTCATGATGGTTCTGCATTCGCATAACAGGAGATAAACATGGCTTATTCAACCACCAACCCACCCGCTTTGCTGCAAGACCGTATTATGGGCGGCGGCGCAGTGTGGTCTTATATCTCAGCAGATGTGCGAGCCACAGTTGTTGGAGCGGGTTATTTTACTAATGGTAAAAAACTAGGAATGAAACTTGGCGATGTCGTCAATGCGGTAGTTGACACCACTGGTGTGCTAACTGCTGCATCAGTGACTGCCGTCAATGCTTCAACTGGAGCAGTAACTATTACCGCATTAGCTTAACCACTTTTACTAGGGGCTGAAATGCCCCTTCAAAAGGCCTATATGAAAATTTTACCAACGCTTATCAAGCCATCTGAGTATGTGCGAACAGTTTTTAGTGTTACTGCCAAACATGGGCAATCTTTCGAAGACTTCAAAGATCCTGATTCGTGGGCTCATGTGGCCAATACGCTACGCAAATTCGACCGAGTGGAGATTGTTGCAGAAGATGGATCTTTCTTTGCTGAAGGTATCGTGACAAAAGTCACTAAAGTATCAGCGCATATCAATTTCTTTACGCACGTAGAGCTTAGCAAGAGTGCTGATAAGTTAATTGAAAAAGAACAAGCGTATACCTGTGAGTTTGCAGGGAAACACAAGTGGAGAATCATTCGCTCCTCCGACAAAGAGATTGTTGAGCTAGGCATTGAGACTAAAGAGGATGCCCAAGCTAAAGTTGACAAGCTAAACGAATCAGGAGAGTGACATGTCGAACCAGCTCAATGTTTATAACGATGCGTTGCGGCTGGTAGGAGAGCGGCAACTTGTATCTTTAACCGAAAACAGGGAGCCTCGCAGGTTGCTTGATGCGGTCTGGGATGGGGCATTGAAGTATTGCCTTGAGCAAGGACAATGGAACTTCGCTATCCGCTCTGTGCGCGTCAATTACTCGCCTTCAGTTGAACCACCGTTCGGTTATCGTCGGGCATTCAATAAGCCAGATGATTACGTTCGGACAGTGGCCTTTGCATCAGACCCATTTTTCAATAGCCCGATAATTCAATACACCGATGAGGCTGGTTTTTGGTTCTGCGACCTAGACGAAATATACATTCGCTATGTATCAAACGACCAGTCGTTCGGCCTTGATTCTTCTCTCTGGCCGGAGACGTTTGGTAACTTTGTTGCTGCTTATCTTGCTACACAAATAGCACCCCGCCTTAAAAATGGATCGGATAGAGATTGGCTGGCGCGTGAATACAAAATGGCAAAGACTGACGCTCTTACAAAAGATGCAATTCAAGAACCAACCAAGATATTCCCGACTGGCCGCTGGGTTCGCTCGCGTCATGGGGGATCGTTAAGAAATTCACGTGGATGAGGGCAGCATAAATGCCGAGCAATAACGTACCGCTTCTGGCTTTTAATCGGGGCGTTGTATCTAGACTAGCATTAGCGCGTACCGATATTGATCGAATTGCTTTATCTGCGGAAGTTCAAACGAACTGGATGCCGAGAATACTTGGTTCAATGATGTTGCGCCCTGGCACCGGTTATATTGGGCAAACGAAAGACAACAAAAAGGCCAAGTATCTTAAGTTTATCTTCGCCACTGATGATAGCGCACTGCTTGAGCTCACTGATTCAGTAATGCGTATTTGGGTAAATGATGCCCTGGTAACAAGACCGGCGGTATCTACTGTTGTGGTCAACTCTGGATTTGTATCTGACCTGTCTGGATGGTCCGATGTTGACGAGACTGGCGCAGTATCACAATGGACAGCCGCCGGAGCGCAATTGCAAGGGACTGGATTTAACTCTGCCATTATTCGTCAATTAGTTACCGTTTCCGGTGCAGATGCAAACAAGCAACACGCCATTAGAGTTAATGTCGCACGTGGCCCAGTTACGATAAGGGTAGGGTCATCAGCCGGCAGTGATAACTACGTAACAGAAACAAGCCTTGGTACTGGGATTAACTCACTCACATTCACCCCTACGGGTAATTTTTATATTCAGATATCGAATAGAACGGATTATCCAGTAATTGCCCGCTCTATCGCTATTGAACCGTCTGGGGTTCTTGAATTGCCCACACCATGGGCTGAGTCTAACTTGGGCATGATCCGATATGACCAGAGCGGCGATGTCATCTTTGTAGCTTGCCAAGGTAAGCAACAGCGAAGAATTGAGCGTCGAGCTAATGGTTCATGGTCTGTCGTGACTTATGAATCCACAGATGGCCCATTTGGTATAGAGAATGTGTCTGGCGTTAGATTAACCCCAAGCGGAATTTCAGGCGTAATATCTCTGGCGGCATCAGCACCAATATTTAGATCCACTCACATTGGGTCTTTATTCCGACTGGAGTCTAGTGGGCAAACAGTAAATTCATTATTGGGTGGCGAGGGGCAATTTACCGATTACATCAAAGTAACCGGCATCGATGCTTCTCGTAATGTGACCATTATTAAAACTCAGTCAGGTTCTGGACCATGGAATGGAACACTGACACTTCAGCGATCAGTTAGTGAGCCAGGCGCATGGGTTGATGTCACTACATACGACATGACGAATGGAACAATAACTTACAATGATAACCTGAATAACCAGATTATTTATTATCGCATTGGCTTTAAAACTGGCAACTGGACAAGCGGTAACATCAATGTTGCCCTCCAGTTTGCAGGGGGGAGCCGGACGGGAATAGTTAAAATTATCGGGTTCAACAGTGATACGAATGTTAGTGCCGTTGTGCTTAGTCAACTCGGAGGCGTGGGGTCTACAGATATCTGGTTCGAAGGAGACTGGTCAGATAAAAAAGGTTGGCCTAGCGCGGTGGCTTTGTACGAGGGGCGGCTGTGGTGGGCTGGAGGGGATAAATTCTGGGGTAGTGTATCGGATGCATTCTCATCATTTGATGATGAAACAGAAGGCGACTCCGGCCCCATATCTGGAACCATTGGATCTGGTCCAGTTGATACGATTAACTGGCTTGTTCCCTTGCTGCGATTGATTGTTGGTACTGAGGGGGCTGAGGCATCTCTCCGGTCATCATCATTTGATGAGCCATTAACACCGACTAACTTCGGCATTAAATACCCATCAACTCAAGGAAGTGATTCTGTCGCTGCTTTAAAAATCGACAGTGGCGCAATATTTGTCCAACGCAGTGGTGCACGAGTTTTTGAGCTGAATTACGATTCCAGTCTTTACGACTACGCCAGTGCAGACATGATGAGTTTATGCCCAGAGATGGGCCTACCTTCAATTATTGCAATTGATGCTCAGCGTCAGCCTGATACAAGAATTCACTGTGTTCGTTCTGATGGTGCCGTTGCGGTTCAGATATTCGATCGAAACGAAAATGTTAAGTGTTGGGTGTTAGTTGACACTGATGGGCTTGTCGAAGAAGTCGTTACATTGCCGGGGAAAATTGAGGATCAGGTCTATTACGTCGTTAATCGTAATGGCATTCGCTGCTTAGAGAAGTGGGCGCAAGAGGCTGAGTGCCGAGGTGGTCAACTATCTAAACTTGCTGACTCATTCATATCCTACTCGGGAGATCCTATTACTGAACTTTCAGGACTTAACCACCTTGAAGGGAGGCCTGTTGTCGTTTGGGCTGATGGGTTTGATATTGGAGAGCTAACAGTAACAGGCGGGAAGATTTCTTTAGCATCGGGCAAAAGCAATATTACAGCAGGACTTTCCTATAAGGCTAAATTTAAAAGCACTAAACTAGCTTATTCAGCAGGCATGGGAACGGCGTTAACGCAACGAAAACGTGTTGAGCGTGTAGGGCTTATCCTTGCGGACACACATGCTCAGGGTATTCAGTATGGGCCTGATTTTAACTGTCTTGATGACATGCCACGAGAAGAACGTGGGGAATTTGTTGCTGATGGGAAAATTTGGGATGCATACGACAATGATGCCATAGAGTTTCCTGGGGAATGGGATACAGATTCCCGTGTTTGCATACAAGCCTCTGCACCTCGTCCGGCAACAGTATTAGCTGCGATTATAGGGCTAACCACTCATGACAAATAAAATCAGGCATGCCACTGAGAATGACATCCGCAATTGGTATGGGCAAATTCCAACAACCATGCGAGCCATCGTGATGGAGGTTGATGATGACCCAAAAATGATATGTGGGGTTCTTCATCAGGCAGATCACTACATGGCATTCATGGACATGAAAGATGATGCCCAGCAATACCCAGTGGCAATCATGAAAGCATCCCGACTGGCAGTGAAAGAGATATTTTCAAAATATCACCAGCCCATACTCGCGATTGAAAGCGACAAGCATGAATCAGCAAATAGATTCCTCAAGCGGATGGGGTTTAAGCCCATAAATAAAAAGGTAATGGTATGGGAAGCTTATTCGGCGTCATAACTCAAGGGCTTGGATCTGTGCTTGGCGGGTTTGGTGCAATTAACCAAGGTCGCCAGCAGCAGAAGCAAGCTTATTCTGAAGCATCACAGCTAGACAGACAAGCCAGTAACACTCGCGCTCAATCTCAAGTACAGGCAATGGAAGATCGGCGTCAGGCTAGGCTAGCCGAGTCTCGCGCTTTAGCTGTTGGTGCCGCCTCGGGAGCGGCGGCTGATTCAACGTCATTCGTTAAAAATATTTCTGACATGGAATCCCAAGGTGAACTTAATGCTCTTACCTCCCTGTGGGGCGGCAATCAGCAAGGCAGTCAATTAAACAATCAGGCTGCTGTTAGGCGAGCTGAGGGTGACGCAGCGAAGAAGGCAGGAACGATTAACGCCATATCATCATTACTTCAGGCTGGCGGCTCTCTCTATGACCGGTACGGTGGCGGCTCACCTGCTCCAAAGGCAGCAAAAATAAGCGCCGCTAAAGGTACTAAAAGTGTTTTCTAAGGATAATTAAATGGCTCGAATCCCTGATGCAAATGATATTGGCCGTCGCATACCAGATGTGGCGCGCGGAGTAGCTAGCGCCGACGTAACCGCACCATCAAGAGCGCTGCAAGGGTTGGGGCAATCACTTGAGCGGGTTGGCGGTCAAATTCAGCAAAAGGAAGATCAGTTTAACTATGCTGAAGCACAGTCTAACTTCCTGAAAAAGAAGCTTGATATCATGTCATCCTTCGAAGGTGATAATGATTATTCTACTTTTGGTGACCGGTACAACGAACAAATCAGTAAGGCCAGAGAGGAATCCGCTGGCTTGCTACTGAGTAATTCCGATAAGCGCTTATTTGAGATTGAATCAAACAATGATATTGCTCGTGGATATGACCAGATCCGTGGGCTGGCGAGAAATAAAGAGGTTGATTTTGGTCGAGCATCGCTTGACCAGACAATTACATCAAATCGTGAAGCAGCAATTAGCGCAAAAGATGAGCCCACTCGGATGGGCCTCATTAATGCTACTAACGATGCCATTACTGGAGCCCATGGTCGAGGCTATATTTCAGCAGAGCAGGCCCAGCAAATAAAACAAAGGTCAGCGGTAGACTATGCAACAGCGTCAGTTTCATCACTAACCCCACAAGAGCAAGTCAATGCTCTAAAGTCAGGTAATGGAATTGCAGCTTTAATCCCATTAGACACCAGAAAGAAAATGCTGGATCAGGCTGCATGGGACTCAGTAAACGAGCGCATTGGTAATGTGAAAATGTCGCTCATGAATCCAGAGGCGTTATCTGGCTTTAAAGTTGGCAATGCAATTAATTCGGATGATCTATTTTCTGCAGTTGTAGGGCAGGAGAGCGGTGGTCGTCAATTCGGTTCTGATGGTCAGCCGCTTACATCAGGGAAAGGCGCAATTGGTATAGCTCAAGTGATGCCAGATACCGGCCCAGAGGCGGCTGCATTAGCTGGATTGCCGTGGGACCCTGCACGTCACCAGACCGATGCCAATTATAACGCTGCTCTTGGTAAGGCGTATCTCAATCAGCAGCTTAAAAAGTATGGCGGGAATCCTGTCTTGGCCTTAGCCGCATACAATGCGGGGCCGGGTAAGGTTGATGAATGGATTGGCCGATTTGGTGACCCACGGAAAGGGCAGATTACCGACGAGTCATTTGCAAACTCCATCCCGTATGCAGAAACACAAAATTATGTTTCATCTGTGTTGAGTAATGCCTCAAAATTAAGTGCTGCAAAATCTATCATTGATTCACCTGAGTTTTCAGATCTTGACGGGGTGCAAAAAACCCGCGCAGTAGAGCAGACTTATAACGTTATTGATACAGCGACATCTGCACAGCGATTTAATATTCAACAACGGATGCAGAATGATGTTGCCAGGGTAAATGCAGGGCAACCCGTAGAAACACCCGTTACTATTTCTGACTTTACTTCAGCACAACAACTTAACTCTACCCCGGCTGATCGCACACAAGCCTATCAACAATTTAACCAATACCAGCAGACGCTATCCCTACAGCCAGCATATCAGGCTGTCATTTCAAGTCCGGCGAGTGTCGGAATGGAAACAGTTAATGGATTGATTCCTTCGGCGGGTGATGCAGATTTCGCTTTTAAACAGCAACGCTATGTTGCTGTTGCGCAAAAGTACCAACAGGTTATCGCTGCAAGGGAAAAAGATCCTGGTGGGTGGATGGTGCAGAACATTCCAACCGTGAGTGATGCTTACCAGAATTACCAGAGTGACCCATCAACAGGCGCTCAGTTAGCTCATCAGGTTCTAATGGAAAAGCAGCGCCTGGGCATCAAAAACAAAGACGTGCTTCCTGACTCACTGGTTAATGGCATTCTTCAGCAGATTGACAATAACAAAGAGCAGGACGTTGCTGCAATCCAGTCTCTTGGTCAGCAGTTCGGCCCATACTCACAGCAAGTCATGCAGCAAGTACAGAAGAAATCCGGTCCGGTCCTTCAGGTTGTTATGGCGACGAATAACCCTCGCGCCGCTAACGCGCTCTGGCAAAACCGCGATGTTAAAACAGCAGACTTGCGCGGCTCTATCAACTCAGCTTCTAGTGGTGCGGCAGAAAGTGCGGACACCGAATGGGCGTCTCAATCCAAAGACTTTTCAGCAACGATGGTTGGGCAGCCTGGAGGCGTCCCTGTTTGGAATAACTTTAATGATCAGGGCCGACGACTTACCTATCTCAATATGCAAAAAGGCATGAGCGCTTCTGATGCCGCTTCGCAAGCCTATCAGGATATTTTAGGGAGCCAGTATCAGACTAAGGGAACATGGAGATTACCGGTCACAGCTAATGCTGATGTGAATGATGTATCGGATGGCGTAGATACATTTATGAGCAAGCTTAAGCCATCAGATATAACACCATTGATTGGCGACCCAAGACTAAGCAATGAGGTTAACCAACAACAAAGCCTAGATCGTATTAAAGACAATGCTGAGTGGGTAACCAATGCGGACGAAACGGGCTTAATGCTCACTCTTAATGGGCTAGTTGTTAGTGGCGCAGATGGCAATCCAGTAACAGCCAGCTTTGCGGACTTAGCTCAATTAGGCTCGTCAAACCGCGGCTACTTCAACCAACTGTCAAAAGATGTTAATAAACCAAGAACCTATACGCCGGGGCAGGCAGCAAAAGAATCTCAGGCTAGAAATGAGGAAACTGCGCGGCAGCTTGGACGACAGGGCACATCAGAATCGCCATCTATGGCTGAAGGGATGAGGAATACAAATGCCAATCTATACCAGCGATCCGGGTCAGGGGATCAACCAGCCAATCAATAATGTTACATCCGGCCTTGGTGATGCATTAGCGGCCTCGTTTGATTCTGGGCTCAGGGAGGGGCCTTTGGTTTCAGCGATTCGTTATGCTGAAGCTGATAATCTGGCTAACGACCCAAACTCAGTGATTGTAAGTAAAGCTGAGGCTGATGCAAAGCTACGGGAATTAGGCGTTAAAAGCATCAATATTCCCGACGCTGGCGTAACAAAATCATACCTTGACCATGTTAGTGAATCACGAAAAGAGTCATTAGCTAAGCAGCAAATAGCACAATCAGCGCCCTCTGGATTTATTAATACCCCACTTAACTTTATGGCGGGACTTGCTGGATCAATGGCTGACCCGGCAAACCTTGCCATTGGTCTGGTTCCATTTGCTGGGCAGGCAAAAGCCGCGACAATGCTAGGGCGAGTGGGTGAACGATTTGTTCAGGGTGCAGCTATGGGTGGGGCCCAAACAGCAGTAACAATCCCATTCACTGCTCAGGCAGCAGCGGCAGAAGGAGAGGATTACACTATGGCGAATGCCATGGAGAATATCTTCATGGGCACTGTCGGCGGTGGGATTATGCATGCTGGCGGTGGGATCATTGCTGACATAGTAAGGGGGCGTAAGGCTCCGGCGGTATCCCCTACGATTGATGCAGTAGAGCGCCCAGTTATGAATGCCGAATCATTTGTCACACCTGATGCCTCAAGCCCAGTTGCGCGTCCATTCAATGAGCATGGAACAACGCCGATCTTGAGTGAAGCCATATCTAGGGACATGGACAGTTACGCACATAGCAAGGCATATGATGATGTCGTTCCTGGCTATTTAGCTCAACAAGAGGCCGCATCATCGTTTCGTGTTGATGATATTGCTGGGTTGCAAAAGGAAATTATTGATACGAACCGGGCTATTGATGTTATTGACCAGTCATTGCCTGAACGAACCTCAGAATATCAACAACAGCGAATGAAGTTTAAAGATGCTCGCAATCAGGCTCTGAATGATATCACCACCGAAAAAGAGGTCCTTCTATCAAGGCGTGGTGAAATTGAAGAATCGATATCATCTAACGCTAAGTCAGAAGTGGCTCGGGGTGAAATCGCAGCCATTCGGCGTGGTGAAATACCCGAAAATTTGAAAGCGGCCATAAGCAATCGTGCTGGTGAAATCCGGCAGTCTCTACAATTAAACAACATCACGCAGGGAATTAAAAATGCCTCGCAGCGCATTGATGAGTCCCATTGGACGGTAAGGGAAAATGCATTCCGTGCTGGGTTATCTCACATGATGCAAGGGAAAACACCAGATTTAGAGCCGGTATTTAACCTGAGCGATCCACTGTTGAGAGATGCCTCAATGGCTCAGATTCAGCGGGGGCCAAGAGCTGATGCTGACATTTCGACAGTTAATGCCAGTCGTGATGCTGATGTGCACCTTACCAGAGCTAACAGAGATAACGCTGACCTCCTGAATGCCCAAGAAGATTTCAACGCTGAAATGGAATTGGCAAATAACATGGTTAACGATATTGACTCGCCGGAGTTAAGAGGGGCCATTGAAGCAGCAACCCGCGAAGCAAATGACGAAAGTATTTTCAAAGGCCTTCAGGCCTATGCTACTTGCATGCTCAGGAGAATGTAATGGCTAACCAATTTTTAACCGCGTGTGAGCAGGTGGTGAATAAGGCTGCTGGTCGAGAGCTTTCTGAAGGCGAAATGGAATCGCTGATTAACAACATGGAAACGACGGTTAAGCGTATTCGTGCTGAGAATGAAGGGATCTCATTGGAAGAAGCGGCCCTACGCGCCGCAAATGAGTTAGGTAACGAAGAAAAATTGGCGCGCGTCATTGAAGCTAGAAATAAGGCTATCAATACTCGCATTGCGGCCCAGCGATTAACCTTTATCCGCGATAGCTTTCCAGATCGCCCTGATATAGGACTGTCAGCCATACTAGTTGGGCGCAATGAGGCGCGAACGGGTAGTCGGTCATCTGCCTCCAGTGAGCAATTCCAACTCCGTTCTAAATACCTGTCGGGGTTGAATCATGATCTGGATAAAGAAGGATTAATTAAATTCCTCGCCAGCGGCAGTAATGACACTGAAATTGCTGATGCCATGTGGCGTATTGGAAAAAATGAATCCACTGTTGGGATGACGAATGAGTCAGTGAAAATTGCTCAAATAATCACGAAGTGGCAGGAATCGGCGCGCATTGATGCTAACAGAGCTGGCGCATGGGTTCGTAAAATGCCGGGGTATATCGCTCGGCAGGGCCATGACATGATGAAGATCCGTGCCGCTGGCTTCGATACTTGGCGAAATGCGATCTTGCCAAAGCTGGATAAAGCTACTTTTGATGGTGTTACAGATCAGAATGCTTTTCTGCAAAACGTTTATGACGGATTAGCCTCTGGCGTTCATCTTTCATCTGAAAAGCCTGATTGGATGAAGGGATTCAAAGGCAGTCAGAACGTTGCAAAGAAAGCGAGTCAAGAGCGTGTGCTTCATTTCTCTGATGGCGTGGCATGGTCTGATTACAACAAACAATTCGGCGTGGGTAGTTTGCGTGAAGCTATTTATGGCGGGCTTGAAAGTTCTGCACGCAATACAGGACTAATGAGGGTACTTGGAACCAACCCAGAGAACATGCTTAATTATCTGGCAGATACTATCTCGGCAGATTTAAAAGGCAATGAGAAGGCTCTGAGAGCGTTCACCGATAGGCGACGCAGTAACATCAAGAATGAAATGAAAGAGGTGACCGGACAGACAAACATTCCTGGCTCAACCTCTTTGGCAAGGTTCGGCTCGACTACCCGCGCCATCGATTCCACTATAAAACTCGGCGGGGCTATGATCTCGTCATTCAACGACCTTGCAAGTAATGCTCTGGAACTTAGGTATCAGGGTAAAAACTTCATGTCTGCGCTGAGTGAATCGCTATCGGGCCGTTTAAAGCGCTTTAAAACTGACGAGCAGAAACAGATTTTAAGCTCTCTTGGTGTTTATGCTGACAGTATGCGCGACGAAATACTTCAACGATTCTCCGGCGATGTCACGTTGCCGGGAAAGGTTGCTAACTTACAGCGTCAATTCTTCAAAATGAATGGACTGAGTTGGTGGACTGACGCATCTAGAAACACGACAGCAACGATGATATCTCATTGGCTTGCTGATAACTCCGCGACGCCACATAGCGCACTTAATAGTAACCTGAAGCGCGCACTGGATTTGCATGGGATAGGTGATGCTGAGTGGTCGATATACCGGTCAATGGATTTGAAGGGCTCCGAAGGGCGCAAGTTCATGACGCCTGATGGAATTGACTCAATACCTGACGATATGATCGCCAAGTATGTTTCTGACAAAAACATCACGGCAAACGAGCGGAGTCTTGAGGCAGGGCGGGAAGAGTTAGCAGGGAAGTTACGTGGCTATATCCTCGATCGCGTAATGGTCGCAATGACTGAGCCAGGCGCACGAACGCGAGCGATGATGAAGCAAGGGACGCAGCCAGGCACAGTAGAAGGTGAGTTACTCCGGTTTATTGGGCAGTACAAATCCTTTACAGCTTCATTCATGCAGCAGGCGCTCGGGCGGGAAGTGTTCGGGCGTGGCTATACGCCAGTTCCGTTAGGGGAAAGCCGGTGGGGTAATCTGCAAGGCGCTCTATTCAAAAATGGCAAGGGTGAAATGCTTGGGTTAGCACAGATGTTTTTATGGATGACTACATTCGGCTATCTATCCATGCAGACAAAACTGATGATTAAAGGGCAAACACCTCGTCCAGCCGACAGTAAGACATTCTTAGCTGCGGCAGCACAAGGGGGAGGATTGGGGCTGTTCGGTGACTTCTTATTTGGGGAGGTTAACCGGTTCGGTAGCGGTCCAATTACATCAATGGCGGGGCCAGTTGCGGGAAACTTAGATAGCATTATCACCCTATTCCAGAAAGCGCGGTCTGGCGATGCAAAAGCCGGCGATGCATTTAGGTTTACGGTTGACCACACTCCATTCATTAACGTGTTTTGGGCAAGGCCAATTATGAATTACCTGATCTTGAATCAGATACAGGAATCATTATCTCCTGGGTCGCTACATAGATTTGAGCAAAATGTGAGGAAGAATCAAGGAAATGATTTCTTGCTCCCTCCATCTCAGTTTATGCTAGGGAGATGATATCCATTCAAATAGAAGTGTTTATGACCAGTAAAATATTAAGTATTTCCATTTTAAGTTTACTTATCTCTGGATGCGTTCATACCACCCCAATGCCTGTGGAGACATCTCAGCCGGGTGATTCGATTATGACCTGCCAATCAATTGTTAGTGAAATGGAATTGATGTCAAATACAGTGAAAGAAAAGGATAGCGAACTTAACGGGCAGATAGCTAAAAATTCAGCCCTTGGGGTCACAGGGGCATTCCTAATCGTTCCCCTTTTCTTTATGGATACCAGCGATGCCAAAACTGTGGAGGGTAAGGCTGCAAAGGATAGATTTAATAAACTTAAGCAACTCTACTCTGATAAAGAGTGCGCAACAGCCAAGAAATAAGCCCGCCTGAATTTAGCACAACACTATAACCCAGCCATTTAGCTGGGTTTTTTATTGCCTTAAATAAATCACCGCAGATTTGCTCTGTGGGGATTCCTCACGCCTGGAGAAAAGTAAATGCCAGCTACGCAAGAAGACCGGCTATACGGCCTAACAACAAGTGTTGCAGTAAAGCCAGCGGTGGCAATTTCGGCTGACTACAACATCACATTGTTCGGTGAGCAAACAATAACATCATCGACATTTACCGGAGAGAGAACTGTAACCACTACTACCGGCATGCGTGTTTTAGTCATGGGTCAAAACAGCCCTATTGATAATGGCATATGGATAGCAAGTCCAGCCACGTGGCATAGGGCTCCGGATTTTGACGGTGCTCGTGATGCAGTTAATGGCACCTTGGTTTTTAGTATTTATGGCGATTGCTGGCAGCTTGAAGCTGATGATCCGGTACAGATTGGATACTCTGCGCTTGAATTTCGATCAACCTATCCATTCTCAGGCGAAGCGAACTTGTTTGCTCGGTCACTGCGAGTTCCAGAAACATCTGTTGGGATCCTGCCACCAATTTCAGGGCGAGCTAATCACCTATTAGCTTTTAATAATGATGGCGAACCTATAGCGGTCTTACCTGAGAGTGGATCTGCTTCTGATGTTTTAATTGATTTAGCCAGCACTGCCGATGGGAAGGGTGATGCATTAATCGGTGTTAAGCAGCCATTCACGGGGACAATTGGCCGGACACAACATAACCTCAACTCAGAACGAAGAAGTGTATTAGACTTCCCCGGTACATGGGACGGTGTAGCTGATGACACTGTGGGATTCCAAGCCGCTGTAAACTCGTTTGGCTTGATCGGCGGCACACTTCACATTCCGAATATCGCTAAAGTTTACCTTGCCGGGGCTGTTACTATTCCGGGTGGGGTGAGCGTTATTGGTGACCTTAATTGGGTTGGAGCACCCGGTGAACCAGCATTACTCGGAAACATCTTTAAACTCGGCAGCCAAATTAGAATTAACCCATTAGTCACTGTCATATGTAAGGGGGGGAATTGTATTTCCGGCGTTGCTACATTTAGATCTACCATGCTGGGGCCGGAAGTAAATGCTGCATCTTATACCGGAATAGCATTCACTCAGATGGGGGAGGACGTTGTTTTAGACAGGGTACTTGCCGTAGGGTTTAATACCTTAATCACCTGCGTTGGCTTCTCAAGAACGCGAGTGACTAATTGTGGAATTGATGCTTTAAGTGGGGCGTATGTTAAAGATGCTGGAGACCCAGCGTTCATTACAAATAACCACTTCTGGCCTTATGGGACAGCATCAGCTCCTGGGTTAATAACAACCCCTGATACAAATCATTTCATTTATCGAAGTGGAATTGCTATCCGTTTAGAAAATGTTGCGTGGCCGGTTGTAATGGGTAACTTTATACTTGGATATCAACAACAGATCTATATTAAAGATAGTAGCAATCCAAGAGTAATAGGTAACGGGACTGAAGGTATTAGCCTTTCCGTAGATCCTTTTGTTCTTAACTTCAGTGGTATTCAAATAGAGGGGACAACAAACAATTCAATAATTGATGGTAATGTATCTGTTCATCTGGAGCACGGGGTTTATATAAACCCTTCAGTAGATGCAAATAGAAATACAGTTACAAATCAAACATGTCGTAATGTAAAAAATCACGGTGTTTACGTTTTAAAAGGAAATGCTACCATTCAAGCTAACGTAGAAGGACGGCTGGCAACTTCCAATGGTATCCGTGTTGGGATATCCGCTGGAAAAGTAGTAATAGACGATTGTCAGTTATTCAATAACGCAATAGGCATTCAAGCTAACGGGACGGGGCATAGAATCGGTAAAAATGTATTTATTGGTAACACCACTGATGTGTTTGAAACAGCACCTCAATATGTAGTAACTGCGGTAGCCACAAACTTACCAATAGTTAGTGACACAAATTATTATTATGTGACTGGTGCGGTTGCTAACATGTCCAGTTTTAGAGATACCTTCAATGGGCATATCATTACACTTACATTTGCTGATGCATGCACTTTAGTAACTGGTGGGAATCTCGGACTAACATCCGCATCAATAGCTGTCGGGGCTGCAAGAAGTATTCAGTTTATTTGCCTTGGTGCTTCTGGGTCTAGAACGTGGCGTCAACTTGGTCCAGTGTCATAAATTACGGAGGGGTAATAACCCCTCCATTAACTCCATTCATTTATTTTGCATATATCCAAGTTACGGTGCCACACTCTCCGACCTTACTTCCATTTACATTGCTTCTATTAATTAATTCATTTACAGATATGATCTGTTTTGCTCTTTCACCAAAGGCTACAAATGATTTTTTGTTTAGCGTATAATTTGGAGTGTTAATTAACAGATATGAGTCTATATAGTCAACCCTTCCGAGTTTTGCATTAATGTGAGAAGCATAACCTATTGATACCATATCATAGAATTTTTCAACATCTAGCGCTGAACTAGCATCTCTCAAGCAAGCATTTATTTCGGAAATACCAGACGCCGATGATTCTTTAACATTTAAGTAAAAAATCTCTTTTTTTATCCATCGGTGAGATTCTATTACATTAATTATCAAAAATATTGAAGTTAAAATAACTATTGTTGTTCTGGTTTTTCCATCTAAGTTAGCCATGCGTGCAAATGGTATAGAAATTAGTCCGATCACTGGGAACCAATACCAATTATGAGCGGGTTGAGTTGAGATAAATATCAGCATTAAGATAAAAGAGCATAGTAACATTAGTCCTAATCTAATGTTAACTCTAAAAGATATTACCATTAAAGCAAAAAAAGATATCCCACTACCAAACCAATAGTATAGATTTCCATAAGTACCACCCTCCCAGAACATGACTGGATTGGTATATATATACCGACCAATTGGTGAGGAGCTAAACGCTGTTGATACATTCACTATTGGGTCAATGAATTTAATTGGATTAATAATGGCGTATAAATTTGCCAGTAAAAGGCCAATAAAAAATAAGAAACCTATAAAAGTTACTTCCCTGAATGATACATCTTTCCTTTTTTCATATAAAACATAAAGAAAGAAAGCCGCGCACACTGGTGCAATAGTAAGTTTTAACCCCACTGAAAAACCAGAAACAATCAACCAATGATTTTTCTTGCTATCTATGTAGCACAAAATTGATATCAGTAGAGTGTAAACCCCGATAAGTTCTGGTGATGCTATTTTACCTGACCAATAAATCATTGGGGTAGAAAGTAATATCAGAAATCCAAATATGTTTTCAGGTTTAATCAATGACCGATTGAGTAATCTTAAAGCGAAAATTATAAATAATGATATTGATAAAGCCTTCATTATGATAATTGAGTTGAAAATAGCTTCGCTTTTATCAATCACATCAAAAAGGCTTATTCTATAATCTGCTTCTGATGCATTATTTATTAATGTTAAATCAGATATCGGCCAAATTAGTGACGCCATCCAAATGACAAAAACATATACCCCCCACCATATCCCACCATATCCTAAATTATTTTTGTGGAATATAGTATTTCCTATACTAATCCCATTTTCTATAAATGAACTTACGGCTATTTTAAGAAACCAGCCTTCATCGGGCATGTACCCTTTAGAGAACGCAGGGGGGAGGTATATGCATCCCCATCCTATCAAAACCAACAATCCTGCAAGGTATAGATATTTATTTATTTTTGGCAAATTCTCGTCAACTCCTGACGGTGCCCATATTTTAAATGTGGCAAGCAAGCAGATAATTATAGTTAATGCGGCAACCAT